TGTGCACCAGGAGGAGTTGCTGATGGTGTACCTTTCAGATAATCTGGAAGTGCATCATCTTTTTCTTCTGGTGAATGACCTACTAGACCAGCTTCTTTTTCACCATAAGCGACAGAGGCATCTAACTTGTTAGCGCCGAGAGCATCTTTCTTGTGTGCATCGCCACCACGTGAACCTTGCTTTGCAGCAATGTTTGCATCGAAGGTTTCTTTAGCACCTTCAAGAATCGCAGTAGCGGCTTCTGACAGATTGAATCCTTTCATTGAAAAATCTCCTTGATTTTATATTACTTATTTATAGATTACAGTTTTTTTAAGAAGTTTTCAAATATGCGTAGGCTTACTGCTTCGATTTGCGCTGGGCTTGCTTTCTTCACTTCTTTGATAGCATTAGCGTGATCTACTTCAGTCCATACACCATTTACTAACATCCATTCTTTGCCTTCCATTATACCTTGAACGAATGCTCCAGGTGCAGAAGGATCTGCTACGATATCTGCCGCTGTGGCTAGATAAAAATCTGATTGTACAACATTTACTCCATTCACATTTTTAAGTGAACCCATACCTCTAGATGACACACCTAATTGAGCACCACCCTCGATGAGTTGACGGGCAATATTTCCCATAGGTGTTTCTAGAATTTTTGCTTTACCAATCCATTGTGTACCATTTTCTCTTAATCCTACAATCATATGAGAAACACGATCAAGATTGATAGTTGGTGTATCAGGATGTCCTAATTCACCAAATGCGCGATTTTTGTTGATATAATCCTCAGTGTAACGATGAACTTCTTTTTTCATCGTATTATATTCATACAAGCGACCATTTCTGTTTTTTACTTCCGAAACAAGAAATGGTCCCTCAATGAATAGTTCTTTTTTACCTGAAGATTCTTCTACAAGATAACTGACTGTTTCATTAATTTCTTTAATCAGTTTCATGGTGTTACTCCATATGGAGGATAATTAAATGCAGCAGGATCATTGAATTGTCCTCGTTGATATTGTGCATTATCTTTACGCAATTCGATTACAATTGTGTATGATGTATTTGCAGCATAAGCGCGAGTTCTTACACCAATATCACCATTGCATCCTGATGTGCCAGCTGCATTATTAGGAATTGTTACCCAGTTTCCTGCACCATCATATTCAGCATTTCCTGATAAGAATAATAAGGAAACAGGTGATGTTGCATACCAGAACAGTTCCAAATCACCTCCCGCACCGTTATAGGTATCATACCATACTCGATGTACACTTAAACCATAATACGGTTTTGCTGTATTGCTGACACTCAATGCTGAACGCAATGGCACATTATTTGCATCCAATGCACCATATAATGTATTTGCTTGAATGCGAGAGTTATTGGATTCTTGTCCTGATCCATCAAAAGAACCAGTCAATTTAATGATGACATGTTCAGTTGTATCTTTCAGAACTTGATATGTGTATAAATTTGCCATATTAGATCCTAATGATTTTAATTACTTATCGGATAATTATTTACTTCTTTTATCCATAAATTTTATTGCGTGTTCAGCAGAACTTTGTGCATCATGCAGATCATCGTGATGACTATCGGTATCTTCACCCATGTGTTTACCATCTTGATAATGTCTTACACGATATTCACCCCAATCAGTATCTTTGTAAACTTTAGCTGTGTGTTTTCCATCACCATGCTTTGACATTAGACGCATACCTTCTTGAAGTTCAACATTTTCTTTCAGTTTAGGAATACGGGTTGCGCGAGTTTTCTTTACTTTGATGTGATCTTCGTCTTCACCTTCAGGTTCATCTTCATAATGTCTTTCATGTTTTACACCAGTAGCAGTTTTTGTTTCTGTTCCAGTAGCAGTTTTTCTTTTATCACCTACTTTTGATTCTGGTCCAAAGCTCTCATCTGTCAATTTAGGAATGCGAGTTTGTCTGCCTTTAGGTGCTTTGATATGATCGCCGTCATTTCCACCAACATCATTTCCTGGATCATATGAATATTTTCTTTCATGTCTTGTTCCAGTTGAAGTTTTTGTTTCTGTACCATGAGTAGTGTCTCTCTTATCACCTACTTTTGCACCCGAATCAAAACCTTCTTCCATTCCTTCAACTTCTTCTTTAGAGAGTTTTTGTGCTGCTCTATAAATTCCAACTCCGCGTCGAATAGATTTATTCTCTGTTTCTTTTTCTCTTTTCTGTCCTTGTTTATCTCCTAGCACATAATCACGGCGATGATCTCGACTTTGTTGACCTAAGTGATACACATTTGCACTTGCTTTGTGGATATATTTTGCCAAAGTCTTTTTTGACAATTCATCTAACTGTTCAAATTCTTCAGTTTGCATGAATGCTTCAACTTCTTCTCTGGCTAATTTGTCTGCTGCTCGATAAATTCCTTTTCTTCTTTTTGACTCTTTTTCTGCATGCCAATCTGATTGACTCATATCACCCTTTGCTAGGTTTTTTCCAGAAAGGAATCCGTGATCCCCTACTTTGAATGTTGCATTTTTAATATATCTTTTTAGGGTATTTTTCGATAACTCATCTAGCTGTTCATAATCTTCAGTTTGCATGAATTCAGCAATTTCTTCTGGAGAGTAGTCTTCAAGTGTTAGCTCTTCTTTTTTCAAAGAAGTTGGTTTTTTCAAAGCAGATGGTCTGACCATTCTTCTTATCATTTCTTCGTCTTCAGCTTCATCCGCATGCTTTGCTTCTTCACTATGGATTAGACCTGAAGCAATTTCTTGTTTCTTTGCTTCGATTGCATTCATTACTCTATCATGCAATGATGCATATAGTTGCTGACGGAATTCAACGCCGTCTTCGTCTAGTGCGTAATCGATGAGATTTCTTGTGTCCATTTTATTCTCCTTACATGCTTATCGTTCTTTTTACGATGCCTAAAGTTGGGTTAAAAGATTCGTTTGCTGGATTCTTTTCTTTACTTTGATTCAATTTTTTATCTAGCTTGTTTTGGTGCTCATTTTGATCCATTTGAATGTTACTCATCATCTGTTGTTGAGCAACACTATTTGTAACATCGACAGGCAATCCAATACCTGCTTCTTTCTCTTCTTCCATTTCTTTCTGCATCATTGCAATCTCATCGTCATCGAGTCTCAGCACATTACGCTGGATCCATGCTTGCGAGAAATATCTACCTGTGTATGCATCAACTTGTTGCAATAGCGACAGTCTATCATTCATCAATTCAGCTTCTTTCAGTTCTGTGAAATTATTGTCTTTTACAAAGTCATAATGAATATGTTCTTTGAACATTTTCCATTCTTCGTCAGTGCAAATGCCTCTTAACACACATTGCACTCTCAGACACTGATCGAATAAATCTGAAAATTTGTTACGCATTCTTCCAACAAATTTTGAGAATTTCAATTCATCTCTAGTAATTTCACCGACTCTTCCTAATGAAAATCCTGTGCTATTTGGATCAAGTCTAGAAATAGGTACATTCAATGCTTTATATAGCTTTTTTTCAAAATACTTAACATCTTCCAGTTCACCAAGATTTTGTCCTCCGGGAAGTGTGGTGATCTCTGTACTTTTTCCACCTTCTCTTCTAGGTAACCAAAAATCTTCCATCATCGAAAGAAACTTTCTATCGTCACGAATTTCACCAGTATTGGCATCATAGACAAGTTTGTTCTTGTATTTGACCATGATATCGCGCATATACTGTTCTGCCTTCAGTTTTGGCAGATTACCCACATCGATATAGAAGATTCTTCTTTCTGGTGCTCGTGAGATACGATAGATGACTGTCGCATCTTCGATCATACGCAATTGATTTAATGGTTTGATTGCTTTATGCAAATATGACAGAACAACTGCTCTGCGAGAATCCATAAGACCAGAAACTACAGAAACAATCGAGTCTGTAGTAATTCTTGTTCCAACTGGACCATAATTTGTTGAAGAACCTGTAGTGACTTTATCATTGTAAATGTAGTATTCATTTACCACATTCATGATTTCTACACCAGTTCTTTCATCTTTTTGCTTTTTGACTTCACGAATTTTACGCATTTTTCGTGGATCAATATAGCGAAGTTCTTTGATACCTTGGGTTGGATTTTCTCTATCAAGAATAATGTGATAATAGAGTTTTCCATCAATATAATATCTGCGGAAAATATCTTGTGCCATATTCTTATAGTTCAGAAGACGCACAACAGTATTGAATTCTTCTTTGATTGCTTTTTTGATCTTTTCTGGTTGATTCAAATCATCTAGAATAATTTTGATGATTCTACCGTCATCATCCTGTACAATAGCTTCATTAACAATATCATCTATTGCAGATTCAATTTCGGGTTGCATTGCCATTTCACGATAACGCGAAATAAGCTCAACTTCATTTTTTGCTGTTCCATCTAAATCAACATATGTTCCATAATATGCAGCAGATGTTATTGTTAATGCGCCATCATCGTTACTCGGAGGTGAGAACGATTGTTGCACTGCTTGTTGGATTTCATTCTCTTGTCTAGAGATCGTGAAACCAAAAAGTGAAAATTTCTGTGCCATGTATTTTTATATCCGTGTCAAATAATCATGATGGGGGAACCGAAGTTCCCCCTGTATATGTAGAATATATTAAGTGGTTGAATTGAAGTTTGTCCAATACTGGAAGGTAAAGGTAACAGAGAATTCTTCAATCGTATTATTTGATTCCCAGTTCAAATCGATTGGTGAAATATCGATTGGGAACATTCCGATAATATTGTATTGTTGAATTACTGAACCGTCTTTTCCATATTGATAAACATACGAATCGCAACCATATGAATTGATGCCGTTACCAGTATTACCCAATGGAGCATTACCTTGACCACGAACATTTGAAACATGTCCGTTGATGTAATTCATCCAAGTCTCGATTGAGTTTCTGATGACGAAATCTTCATCGTTAATGATTGTTAGTGACCAATCCGCAAAAGTTCTATTTCCTGCAAGTTTGATTTCACG